GGTCAACTTGATTCACTATTAAAAAGTGTTGCTAAAGATGTTGTATCAACTCTTGGAACTTCATTAGATTCTTCTATTACCTATACCAAAAAAGCATCGGGAAGTTATAACACAAGTACAGGTGCATATACCACAACAGATACCAGTTACAGTATTAGTGTTCCGATTGAATTTATTAGGTCAGAAGAAGATTTAGGAAAAGAAACTAGAGAATTTAAAACTTATATAACACCTGATCTTATTGGCGATAGCCAACCTGATTTTGATGATGAGATTACATTAACTTACGCAGGGTCAACTAGAGTGGCAAAAATAGTTAATATAAGTACATTACAAGGTGGACAAACTTATTTGTTCACAATTATTGCGAGGTTCTAATGGCTAAATCAGATCCTAACGCTTTAAGTAGTGCAATCGCATCTACAAGAAGAGAATATAATAGTCAGTTAAATAATTTAGTAAATAGGATTCTTACAGATTTACCTTCAGAAAGTCCTCAATATACTGGATTCTTTGCTTCTAGTTGGCAAGCAAATACATATAGACCTCATTCGGATGAAGAAAGAACTTCTCCATGGACACAGGTAAAAAAAGATAGAGATAATGGTATTAAAACACCGCCAATTATCGAACCACGATACCCTCTTAATAAGAAATTTAAGTTTGGAGATACAGTATTTGTAGGTAACAGGGCTGAATATGCAAGGCAAGCATTAGGTTCTCCCAATAGCTCAATAATGACTTATGTGGAAACTATAGGTCAGGTTGTTGATTTTGTATTTGGTCAAACAAAACCAGATGTAAGAGTTGCTGATAGTCAAGTATTATATCAGGGTGTTCAAGCAGGTAGAAGTGCTCCAGCATTAGGTTCAAAATATAGAAAATTATGAGTTTAGTTAACGCAAGAGCAGCTTTTGAAAAAGCTATCACAGATGCAGTTGCAGCAGCAGATAATACTGTCCTTATGATTTATGACAACGTAACTTATACAACACCTGGAAAAACTAAAAAATTTATAACAACTTCGATTACTTTCACTCAATCAACTTTACAAAATCAAGGTGCAGCATCAGATTATTATTCTGGTGCAATTCAATGTAATATTTATGTTCCAAAAGGTAAAGGTTCATCTGTAATGTCTGCATTAGGAGAAGCTGTAATAGATGGACTAACATCTATAAATGCTTCTGATTATTCAGATCCATTTTCTTGTTCTCCTAGAGTTGGAGAAGTAAGTGGAATTATACCTGTAGAAGTTGAAGATCGTTCACATTTCTTAGGAATTATATCTTGTGCTTTTTTTGCTAATAGCTGATATACTTCTAATAGCTATACAATAACATGACTAGAGCAGTTGATCTTTTAAAAAACAAATTTGGTGTAAGCCAACTTTATAAGTATGAACTCAAAGATGAAAATGGAGAAGTTGTTTTAGAAATCTTTTGGCATCCGTTAACTATTGCTGAACGTGAGATGATTCAGAAAAAAAGTGGAACTGAAGATGCAAATGATTTTGCTTTACAACTGATGATTGAAAAAGCATTAGATAAATCTGAACAAAGACTATTTCAAGATGGTGACAAGGCTTCTTTACGAAGAGAAGTAAATGCAAATACTTTGCAAGAGATACAGTTAGCTATGCTTGAATCTGGATCTGAGAAGGAGGTAGATCAGGCAAAAGCCGATTTAAAAAGCTAACGGAGATTGGATGTTTATATACTCATTGGCAAATGAGTTGAAACTTACTGTCAGTGAATTATGTAATAAATTAACTGTTGAAGAAATGATAGGTTGGGCTGCTTTTTATGAAATAAAATATGAACAGCAAAAACAAGATGACCAAAAAATACAACATAGAAGAAGCGTTATACCCAAATCAAGGTAGAATAGAATATATGTTTTGCTAATAGGTCGAAATGGCAATTAAAACGATTGATCTTGTCATAAATACGAGTCGTGGTGAACAAAATGTAAAAAAATTACATCAGCTTGCAAAACAGGTAGAAAAAACATTTGGTAATTTAAATAAGTTAAAGATAAATATAAAAACAGAATCAGCACAGAAAAAACTTTCAGCTTTAGAAAAAGAGATAAATAAAGGAAACAGAAAAATAAATGCTTTCTTAAAAACTGCAAACCCTGGGATGAGGTTTTTTGGAAATTCAATCGGGACAGCAAGAGATAATTTAGCTGCTGTTAGAAAAGCCTTTGATGATGCTACAAGTGCAAGTGCCAGACAAAATGGTGCGACTGCTTTATTGGCTGGTAATTTTAGAAAATTAAGAATGGAAGCTGTTGCTTTTGCTCAAGCAAGTGGAGCAGATCCATCTAAAACTATAGGAAATGTAAGTGCAAGAATAAAAGAAATACAAGGATTTCCTCGCACGATAATGGCAGGAAATGAAGCAATGACCTTGCTTAAACGTATGCAAGATATGACCATTGCAGGATCAAAGGAGTTTTTAGAAGTTAGTAAAGCAATAGGTCTTCAATTAGGAATTAATGCAAACATACAAACACAAGCAGCTAGAGCAGCAAAACCAATGACAGCTTCTACTGCTTTTGTTTCACAGGAACAATTACAAGCTCTTGGTAGAAATAAATTAGTTCCTCCAACTATGAGATTGCCAGCAGCAGGTAAATCTAGTGGAACATTTGAAATAAAAAGTAAACCTATAGAAAAAGCTGTTAAGAATATACAAAAATCTTCAAATAAAACAGCAAATATTTTAAGCCAACAAAGTGCATTTGGTATGTTGCCACCAGCAGGAGGAACAACAAGTCCTATAAATGCAAGATTTTCAAGAGCTAATTTAGGTTTTGGTCGTAATGCTAACCCACAAGGCATATTTGCAATGCCAGGTGGTGCAGTAGGTAGATTAAAAGGTGCTGCTGGTAGTGCCATGATTGGTGGTGGTTTTCCTGCATTATTTGGTGCTGGTGGTGTTAGTTCTGTAATGGGTGGTCTTGCTGGAGGTATTGGTGGAGCATTAGCACCTGGAGGAGGTTTTGCTGCTTCTATTGTTGCTACTGCTTTTGCTGCTCAAATAGAGAAGGCAATGGAATTAAGAAAGAGTTTGCGTAAGTTAAATGAAGAAGTTACCAGCATGGGCATAAGTTCTGAATTTTCGATGAAAAATATAAAAGCATTAGCACGGGAGTTTGATGTAACTAATGAAGAGGCTATTAAATTAGCGTCTACTGTAAAAACTTTTGGAGAAAAACAAGGATTAGGAATACTACAGGCTTTTGGATCTGTTGAGACATTTAGAACATTAGCAGGATTAAGAGATACTCAATCAGTTTTAACTAAAATAGAAGAATTACAAGGAGAAATAAGTGAAAAGAAAAGACAAGAATTATTAAATACACTAATGACTAAAGGTGCATTAAAAGCACAGATTGAATTAGAAAAAGCAATATTAGATAAACGAGAACAGGCATTTATTAAAGCAGACAAAAGACAAAAAGATGAAGCAAACAAAAAAAGAGCAGCTTCATCTACGGGTATGATGCTTGGTTTAGATAATTTAGTTAATGAAAGAACAGATCCTAATAAATTAAAACAACAATTTAATCAAGCAAATGAACCGCAACTTAAACTTTTAGAAAACCAAATAAAACTAAATGAAAAATTAAAGTTTCTTGTTGAGTTTCAAGCTCCTACTGATGAGTTAAGAGAATTATTAAATCCAATGAGACAAATTTTAGATTTAAGCACAGCAATAAGAGATGGTTTTGAAGAATCATTTAAAGGAATAATAAAAGGAACAATGAGTGTTCAAGATGCGTTTAGGAATATGTTTAGTCGAATAGCAGATCATTTCTTAGATATGGCTGCAAGAATGGCTGCTGCACAATTACAACGAGGATTTTTAAGTTTATTTAGCAATCTGTTTAGTTTTGGAATGGATAGTAACCCACTTGGGATGCGTCAACAAGGAGTGGGTATTAGTGCTAATAATTTAAATAGACACGCAGTTGGCACTTCGGCTGCTCAACCCCTTCTTAAGTTTGCTAATGGAGGTAGACCTCCTGTTGGTAGACCTTCGATTGTAGGAGAAAGAGGTGCTGAATTATTTGTTCCAGATAGAGCAGGTACTATTATTCCAAATCATGCAATGGGTGGTATGAATATAATAGTAAACGTAGATGCGTCTGGTTCCTCTGTTGAAGGAGATGAAGAACAAGGTAGAGAACTTGGTCGTATGATTTCAGTTGCTATACAATCAGAATTAATTAAACAAAAACGACCAGGAGGTATGCTTGCATAATGGCCACGTTTCCTTCAATTACCCCAAAATACGGGCAGCAAAAAAGATCCGCACCAAATACCAGAACTATTCGTTTTGCTGATGGATTTGAGCACAGAATTTTATTTGGATTAGCAGAACATCAGAATCCAAAAGTTTACAACTTTACATTTGAAGTCTCAGAAACGCAAGCAGATGAAATAGAAACCTTCCTTGATGCCCGTGCAAACGACAGTGATAGCTTTGATTTTACTGCTCCTGGGGAAGCTGCTGCACAGAAATTTGTTTGCGAAACTTGGTCGAAATCTATACCATATAACAATAGAGCTACAATACAGGCAACATTTAGAGAAGTATTTGAACCATGAGTACTGCTCCGATTATTACTGATCTACAGAAGATCAATCCCTCAGCAATAATTGAATTATTTACATTAACTACTGATGCAACATTGCATGGTTCTGCACAGACTTATAGATTTCATAATGGAACAAGTTTAAATGCTAACGGAGATATTATCTGGGCTGGTAATCAATATATAAAGATGCCGATACAGGCAGAAGGTTTTGCTTTTCAGAAAGGTCAACTTCCCAGACCTACTTTGACTATTAGTAATGCTCTTGGAACTATTACAGCTATCTTGTTAAATGTAAATCAGGTAACAACAGGTAATGATTTAACGGGAGCTACTGTGACAAGGATCAGAACTTTGGCACGTTATCTTGATGCTGTTAACTTTCCTGTGACTACGAGCACTACAACAACTACAACAACGATTGCTGATCCTGCCGATGCTGAATCCATAACCTATACAGTAACAGTAGTTAATGTCGGTGGATCTAATATTTTTGCTATTAATGGAAGTAA